TAGACGAGGTTTTTGTTCATGGGGTGCCACAACTTTCGCTCGCGGAAAACTCCGTTAGCGTTCCCGGAAGATATACGATAAACTTTATCGAATTTAAGATCGACACGTCGAGTATCCACTTGGGCTGACATGATGTCAGTCCAATCGGCGCCCTCTTGGCCCCTGAACAGGAGGCCTCTTTGCGCAATGTAGGAGAGCGGGGCATTATTGATGTCCATGTCGATCCAAGAACGAGTCCAACCATTGCTGGTTTCCGCGCGGTTGAAGGGGACGGTAATGGGGGCATCGGAGACCTGGGGTTGGTGGAAAACAGTGACGCCTCTGACGCAGAAGGCTATGCGGCGGTGTAGCCATGGGACGCCTGACGAGGTCTGGAACTTCAGATGCTCCGACAAGCCGCGCATATAGCAGGTAGTCGCCGTACGGTCTGCCTCGTCTATGACGACATTGGCGCCGCCGTTAACGTCATTGAGGTCGCGTGCAGTGGCTGCATATACGACCCAGCCAATCCGGGATCCGTTCGTTACGTAAGGGCTGATGCCTGGGACCTTAGCCGCACCGGTGGGACTAGTGTTGCTCCAGTTGAGCATGGTGTCCCTCTTCTTTCGGCTGGTGATGTTGAGGATACGTTTCCTCGACATTTGCCGTTTGGGGGCTGAGCGTCGCGTTCTCCCTGTGTAGCGAGAGGGCCGTGCGGAACGGCTTTTGCGGACGTATCGGCGTTTGCGGGTGTATCGGGGTTTGCGTCGGGCGTAAGCCATGTTGGTCGGTCATGATTTGAAATCAAGTGAGGAGGACAGCAGGTATTTATAGGTGGGGTGTGTCCTGTGTCCTGGGCTATAATATTAGTTTGCCCAGGACTTCAACGGAACACATGCCTTTTTTCTTCAACGCTCGATATGTCCTCCTCACGTATGCGCAATCTGGCGACCTATCTGAGTGGTCCGTTCTCGACCATATCTCGTCATTTGGAGCTGAGTGTATCATTGGACGAGAAGATCATGCTGATGGAGGTACTCACCTCCATGTTTTCATCGATTTCGGACGAAAATTTCGATCCAGACGAGAAGACGCATTTGATGTCCAGGGCTGCCACCCTAACATTGTGCCATCTCGAGGTCGTGCGGGAGAGGGTTGGGACTATGCAGTCAAGCATGGAGACGTTGTTGCAGGGGGGCTTCCAAGGCCGGGCTCAGGTGGACTTCCTAAGGTTGAGAATATCTGGAGCCAAATTGTCGGCGCAGAAAACCGCATCGAGTTTCTCGAACTTGTTCAGCGCTTGGACCCGAAGTCTTTCGTCCTCCGACACCGGGAACTCCTCGACTACGCAGACCGATACTACGCCGAACGACTCGAACCCTATGTGGGTCCCGATGGTATCGAATTTGAGCTTGGAATGGTACCTGAGTTGGTTAGATGGAGAGGAGAATCTCTTGGAGATGATCCGATAGAGGGTGAGTCTTGACCGTCGCGCACGGGGCACCCCCAACCTGCTCCGCAGGTCATGTTCGGGTCGCTAGGGCTCCCCTCGGGGGTCCCCGCCCCGTGCTCTCGAGGTCGCTTTTTTTTCAACATCTCAAGTTGGGGTCGATGATATGTTCATTGCTGACTAAGCAGGTAGAAGAAAGAGTCTTGTTCTCTATGGTGAGTCACGACTTGGAAAGACACTTTGGGCTCGATCTCTCGGCCCTCACGTTTACATCGTCGGAATTATGTCAGGTGCTACACTCCTTCGAGACATGCCTGAGGCTGAATACGCAGTCTTCGATGATATGCGTGGGGGGATCGGGATGTTCCCGAGTTTTAAGGAGTGGCTTGGAGCACAGTCGGTTGTGTCTGTTAAGAAGTTGTACAGAGATCCTGTACAGGTCGAGTGGGGTAAACCCTGTATTTGGCTGAGTAATCACGATCCTAGGCAGCAGCTTATGGCTGACGTCACGGATCGAACGCCAAAAGGAAAAGTGGATGAGATTGACAACGATATTCGTTGGTTGGAAGCAAATTGTATTTTTGTGGAGCTCAGGGAGCCTATTTTTCGTGCCAGTACAGAGACGTAGCACTAGTAACCTGGAGGTAGTCGGTGGCTGTAGCACCTGTACCGGGCTGGAATATATCCACAATGAAGTAGTCACCCATTCCGCGCTTATCATTCACTGAAAATGTGCCTCCGTTCTCGCCTGCACCAGACTCGTCGTCGTCATAGACGAGGTTTTTGTTCATGGGGTGCCACAACTTTCGCTCGCGGAAAACTCCGTTAGCGTTCCCGGAAGATATACGATAAACTTTATCGAATTTAAGATCGACACGTCGAGTATCCACTT